GGTTTAAGTAATGCTACATCACTTAAATCAATATTAGGGAACTTCTTCATAAAGTCTTCACCGAAACTTGATGATGTTCCTAGGGAAATTACTCCATTACCATCCATTTCAATTTGAATATTCTTTCCGTATTCACCATCTTCAAATTTAATGTTGGTAATTTTACCACTTGCTTCACTAAAGACTAATTCAACTTTGGAACCTTTTACACCTTTTGAATCTTCATACTCACGAATAACACTTCCTGGAGTTCCTTCTTCTACACTTTGATGGAATTTTCCATCACTTAATACTGTTACGAACTTAATACCTTTGTTACTATTTGTTCTCAATTCCATAATTTATTTCTTTTTATTCTCTAATGCTTTTAATCTAAAACTTAATTCTTCTATTTGGTCTTGGAGGCAATCTATACAATCACACTCATCTACCCAAATATCTTCTTCTTTGATTGTTGCACTTCTAACTACATTATTTTTGTCAAGATATTCTATAAGCCAACAGTCTTCATAATCATTATAAGCTATTTCTCCCTCAAACTCATTACCTACTAAGAAGAAGTTTACTAATTCTCCAGCCTTAAACATTGGTTCTGGTTTTAGTTGTTCTTCAATCTTTGATAGTCTTTCATTAACCTTAATTAGAGTTTCTTCATTGTCGCTAACCCTATCTGATACTTTTAATTCTAATTCACTAACCCTATCATCAACTTCTATATTAATTTCGTTTTGATTTCCATCATCATTTGGAACACCACCCCTATCTGTGTTTCTAACATCCTTTGTTTGTATATGTAACCACTTCTTAATTGCGTTTTTCATATTATTTATTTTTTTATAAATTGATTTATCCATTTCTTGATGTGGAGACAGTGGAAAAAAGTGTCTCTATCAAGAATGTAATCTGTTTTAATTATTTCTACTTCAAGATTATCATCGACCATATAATACTTGAACTCTTTTTCATTATACATTTCCCTTTGTAGTGTTTTGGGGAATCTAATAATTATTCTATCATCTATTTTAATTCCATAAAGTTCAAATGTTGCTTGGTATCCCGAAGTCTGGAGGTAATAATCTTCTGATATGTGGGCTGCGAATTTAAAATCAATCAATGCTAATCTGCCATTCTTTAGCATACACATAGCATCAAGTGTTCCTGCATATCCTTTTTCTGGATAAGCAACCAACACTTCTGAAAGAATCCAATAATCAACATTCTCTTTTTCCCATTCTAAGAACTGATTAATTGGTCTTGCTAAATTTCCTTCTGGAACTTTTGGTAATTCAATTCCTTCTATTTTCGCTTTAACATATTCTTCTAACCATTCGTGTCCCCTTTTGCCGTCAATTAGTGCAGTCTTTCCTTTTCTAGCACTTGCACCTTTAGCTTCTTTTAAGAATAGAATAAACTTTTCAGCAATACTTTTAGGTTTCTTTTTGGTGGGTTCTTTGGGTTCTTTATCTGGAACTATTGACTTAATTATTTCTAATACTTCTTCTGCCCTCTTAGTATCTCCTTCGTAATCAGAATATCCTAGAAATTTAACTGCCTCTTTCGCCCCCCAAGCACTTAACCAAGGCTTAGGAATTATTGATGAAACAGTAGAAACTCCTTGCAAAGACCAGCCATTAGATTTAACTTTATAAAGATGTTCTCCTTTTCCATCAAGGAATACTACCTTACTTTGCATATCCTCAACAGCCTCTTTAATCTTATTTATCATCTTGTTCTCTGTTTAGTGTAATATGGTTCAAAGCTTTTTGCAAACTATCTATTTCCAAGTCGTCCATATTAACAGCAATAGCTTGTGCCATCTCATCTATACTTAAATACTTCCTTGCATTACCCATATCAATTATTAGTTGATTAAGGACAATATCTTTTTGGGCGTCATCGTATGTTGTTTGTGTTTCCATAATATTAAATTATATTATAACCAATAATCATTCCTATTAATACAAAGATTGAGTTCCAAGCCAGTAATCCCATATATTCTAAAAAGTTAATATCTCTATATCTATTTATTAGAATTACTAAACTTATTCCAGTACATATTCCTGTTATTATTGTTGCTTCTATCATAGTATTATTGTATCATAAAATTATTTAGTTGTCAACTTTGAAATACCTATTGCCAATGCTAATCCTATCTTATCAACTTCTTTAGGTGGAAACGCTGGCATATCATCAACTGTTAAGTCAAACATTTGCCATATCTTCTCGGATACATCTTCATCTCTTTGCTTTACAAATTCTTCTAATTGTTCCTTTATCTGGTCGGCGTGGACACTAGAAATCTTGCCGACTAAACAAAATGATTTAAATAATTGGTCTATTGATTTGTTTGGCATATTCTTTAATCTTTTAATGAGTTAGTTAAAATCTTCAACTTTAATCTTCACTATCACCCTATTTCCCCTAAAATCTTTTATTCTTTGTGTCGGAGTTCCCACAACTCCTTCACTTTCTTTAATACATTTTCCAATCATTGAAATTGGTTTTGCCTTAACATAATCTAATGCTTCTTTAATAGTTTTGATAGGAACGATAGGAACACATTTTATATTGAAAGATTTTGCTATTTCTTCAATGTTTTCTCTTTCTAAAAATATATTACCAACCATTACATCAAATAGAATAAAATCTTTCTCGTCAATGTAATCTCCACCACCTTTTTGTATTCCTGCTCCATAACCTTCTCCGAAAAACATTACTTCATTTTCTCCAAACTTTTGTTCAAATATTTCCTCATTAACACTTCCCATAAACAATTCATTTAATTTTTCAACTAAATGTCCGTGAATTTGAGCATTATCAGTTCTTCCATTAAATGAAACCTTGTGTCCGTCCCAAAATACTCTTATATTTGTTCCGTCAACTTTCTCTGTGAATATCCACTCATTATCTTTAAGATATTCAACTAATGGGTTACGAAACTTACCCTCAATGAGTTTTTTATTACCTTCCATATCTCTTTCAAAGATAGTTTCTATTTTATGATATTCCTTCATATCTTCTTTGCCTTATTAGGCTGTTAGGTTAATTGTTTATAAAATTGTTTCTTTACCTCCTCTATCTTGTCATTAGGTGTGGGGGTTTTAATAATCTGTTCAACTGTTTTATCTTTTCCAGTTGCCCAATCAATGCCTACTTTTACCTCATCCTTTTCTTCTTTGGGTTTTCCACCTTTAATTCCAGTTCCCTTACATTTAGGGCATTCAATCTGTTCTATATCTCCTCCACCAATATCGTTTTCAATACTCTCTGTTCTAAATCCAAGACCTTCACAATAATCACATTTTTCCTCTTTGGGTTCTATTACTTCACAAATATCGTTGCACTTGCTACAAATACCATTTACTTTATCAAACGATACCCAAATTAGTTTTTCGTTACAACATTTGCTGATTAGATTTTTCATATCTTTAATAAATTATTCTTCACTTAAATCTGGGTTAATTATATAAACTTTAACATCTCCAGTTCCACTATTGTAAGGATACTGATAATTTTCTTCATAACAATAGAGATATTTTTGACCATTAGTTGTTGTTTCTGTGTGAAATATTATTTCCATATTGTTATTATTTTATGCTCTGTGTGTAATAGTCAAATAGTCTGGAAGAAAGTATCAGTCCTGAAGACAACGAACGGAGAAGCCAGAGGCGGCAGAATAGGAGTAACGGCTGACTCTAGACTCTGTGTAATACAAGGCACGATACAACGCCGAAGAACTAGACCACAAGTACGAGTACGTGCCACGATTAGCGAAAGAACCACCGACATAATGACGGTAACCAGCATAAACTATATTAGGCAAATCATCTTTAGTCTTTAATATCTCATTAAATTCCTCATCTGTTGGCATTCTTTTACCAGCTTTTTTGGTTTCTCTTAAGGCAGATGTTTGAGTAAATAATTGCTCTCCACTACATTCACCGTCTAAAAATTCCCAGATGTCTTCCTTATCGTTTTCCAAATATGCGTCGTCATCAACAACTATTTTTTTCCACCCAGTTGAATCTACCTTAAAGTTATGGTCTTCAAATTGTAATTTACCGATAGAATTAGGTACTTCATATTGGTCTAGTAATTCGCTTATTTTGTTTAAGATTGTTTGTTTGTCCATATTTATTTTATTTATTTAACTTATAATGAACACTGTTCTGGGGGAGCTATTTTAACGCTCAGCTAATTGGGCAACGATAATTTATCCAGTACTAGATACTCTTTAGGGCAATTACCCCCTATGACGTTGCGATGCAACTTATGTTAAGTATTGACACCACCCCAGAATACTATCCACTAACTTAATGAACTAACGCCTAGACAAACAACGATACTTGTTTACGTCGTGTATTGTTCACAACCAGCTCGTTAACCGAATTTTGTCCCCTCGGTAGCCACAGGGTATTACCTTTTTGCTCAAGGTCGCTGTACTAGTTGTAATGTCTAGGAGATAATCCACTAAATAGGGATTATTTCATACATATTACGATTGCTAATAATGGAGAAAGCATTGCCAATATAATAATTGCACGACCAATCAATATTCCCATTTCTGTATCTCCAAAGTGTTTATGTTTTTTTAATTTTTCTATTGGCATATGTTTTTAGTTATACCTTGATAATTCTTCTACTTGGTCGGCTGAAAGTAAACCGCTCTCAATAAGTTCTTCTCTAATAGCATTTGCTTGGGCGGTTTCTCCTAATTGAATAGCAGTAACTAACATTCTTTGTTTCTCCTCTAAATAAATTAAATTTTGTTCTGTGCTCATAGTACTCATATTTTTTATTATTATTGGTTGGCAACCAGTTATTAAGCTGGTAACTTCAATGCCTTGAAATGTTATGCCCTTTACACCATACCAACCACCTATACTTATTCTATCATACTAATCTTTAGTTGTCAAATTTACCACTCGTCTACAAATTCTATCTCATCTAAGCCAAATGATTTTGCTTTTGCTTCTTTACAAGTTTTTTGGTCGGTTCCTAAATAATATTCTCTTTTTGTGCTAGGGCAAATTACATTTAAAAAGATTAAGTCCTCTTTCATATTTTGAACATTAAAAGAAACTACTTTCATTTTATTTCCTTTTTCGTCTACTTGTTCATCTAAGACTTTAAAATCTTTTAAGGAGGTCATCTTTGATTTATCCATACACTCATAAGCAACTCTTCTATGTTCAATATTATCAATGGCGAATACTTCTTGGGCGGTTAATTTACCTTTGACTATTTTTTCCCACCATTCTTTAGTAAATTCAACTCCGTGAATATAATATTTTTTAAATCCTCCCTTAAATTCTAATGCTGGAGAAGTTAAGGAGTGTAATCTTTTCCTTTCATCTTGTTTTACACTTGTCGGACAAGACATTATAAAAGCTTTCTTTTCAAAAAACATACAATAGAAAGCACCAGATTTTAAGAATCCTAAATATTTATTTACCTTGGTATTATTTACAACTTTTATCTTTCTAAAATAATCATACCAAGATGCCCAATCAGCATCATAGCAAAGAGATGTCCAAGATATAGAATCCCCCACAGAATCCCTCACAGAAGCCCCCACAGAATCCCACACAGAATCCCTCACAGAACCCCCAAACTTTTTAGCAAAATCTTCTGGACTATTTACAAATACCACACTTGGCTCTTTTAAGTTAGAAATATAGTATAACCACTTAACTCCAGCCCTTGCTTCTTCTTTATTTATCTTAGTATTAAAAGCAATATCTATCCATTTATCCCTAATTTTTGGCATTAATTCTATTTCCTTTTTTGTTAGTTTATTTTTCATATTAATCAATGACTTGTTTTAACTCACCATTTATAAATTCTTGTTGTTTTCTAACCTCGTAATTTCCATTAGGAATATTTACTCCCTTTGGAGAATGTTCATTGTGATATAAAAGAGTTCCTTGTGCTTTTAAATATCCAATAATATATTCCCCTTCTTTTTTAAGATATAATTTTCCACCCCTAAAGGTGTGGGCATTACCGTGCGAACCACTAACAATAATGTTTGTTTTGCTTTCTACTAAACTTTTGGGAAGTTTATCTATTTTAAGAAAGGCTATTTCCCCGTGCCTATATATTTTATTCATATTTTTATTTATATACTATGTTCTAATTTTCTTATTCTATTCTTTTGGCTCGACTTTTTAACTGATTCTATTTGATACTCCCTCCATTCTTCATTCTCTTTATACTTTTTTCTTTTTAATAAATTACTTTGTAAAAGGTTCTTTGTATATTGATTATTTCTTTTTTCTTTTATTTGGTCAGCGTTTTGTTTTTGTTCCTCTATGTTTGCATTTTGCTTTCCAAAAAACCCCTTGTCCATTATTTCCTTTTGATGTTTCTTTGTTCTCTTTTCGTGTTCACACTCTGGACACTTACAATCATTAGAGATTAAAATATTATGTTTGGGACATCTCCACTTGTTATAGTCAGGGGCAAGGCTATCAACAAACTCCTCCCTATCCTTTACAAATTCAATGAAGTCTTTGTGTAGTTCTTTTTTTAGTTCCTCTTTTGGTATTTTCATCTTGTTGGAAATATTGAACCATTTTTATATTGCTCTTGTCGTATTCTTTTTGCTTCCAGTCTTGCGATGCATTGCCCCAAAGACATTACTCTTTCTTTTTTAAATCCTAAAGAATAAAACTTGTCATCTCTCCATTGACGATAAAACTTTATATTAAATAGTTTTGTCAATAATGGTATTTTATAATAGTGTGTTTCTCCTGTCATACTTTTTATTTATGATTATATTTTAATATTGGCACACCTTACTTTATTTGTCAATAGCTATTTCAACTCTCCCCCATATTTGACAACTAAGTTTTTATTTGTTATTATGTTCTAGAACTCGTTGGGGAAATTATAGAAATTTCGTAACACTAACTTGCGAGTATAAAGACCGTGCAAAACGGCGGATACAATTTGTGTTTTAAGTTGTTGTGGTTGAGGTTATATCCGAACCTAAAGAGGATATCAGGGCTCAAAAAGAAAAGAAACAATGCTTTGATTATCAATTTTCCTTACCTTAAATAGTCTTTTAGGGTAGGGGAAAGTTGTAATCAGGGTCTAAAAAGAAACAATAATAACTAATATGTTAAGTCAAATAGAATCTTTAATAAGAACAACTTTAAATTATGTTTTTCCTAATGAAAAAGTAATTTATAATTGGAGACCAGATATTTTAAAGAATCCCCAAACAGGAAGAAATCTTGAAATTGATATTTATTATCCAGACCTTAATCTTGCTTTTGAGGTCAATGGTATTTATCATTTAACAGTTTGCGGAAGAACTAGAGATTCTATTAAAAAGAAAAGATGTGCGGAAAATCATATTAACCTATTCGCTATTACGGGGGCAAAAGAGATTCTTAAAATAATCGAGCAATTAAAGCTATTTTATCCAGAATCTTTACCCGTTCCCAGTGAGGGAATCAATGCTATTAAGAAATATTCTAGCCTTAAAAATAAGACAATGGAAAGATTAAGAGCAAGATTCACCAAAAAACCGAAAGCTAAAAAGAAAAAGAAGTTTAAGTTTAAGAAAATATATTGTTAATTGGGGCAAGTTTTATCTTAATGGTAAACTTTCTTTACTATTGACAAACCATAGAATTCAGTTTGTAATATTGTTAATTATATATTTTGGCTTTGTTAAATATATTGTATATATAAATGTCTTAAAAGTCATATAAACACTATATATTTCCTTTAAAAGTGTTAAATAGTAAATATATCTTTGTTAAATAAGCCGTCCAAATATCTTTTTAAAAGGTTACTAACCATATCCATATAAGCAACAACAAAGGAAAGATAAGGTAAGCGAGGTCTAAAGGCTTGCGAGGCTTGTAAAAGGCTTCTAATGGATTAAATGTTGTGTCCATATTAGTTATTGTTGTATTCTTTTATTTTAATCTTTTCTTTTACTTCTTTGAGTTTTCTTTCTAACTCAATTTTGTAGTCTTGTAGCTCAATATAGTCCTCATTCTGCCATAATCTAACACTTTTAATCTCTTTTATTACTTTTTCTAATTGTTTATATTTCATTATTTTAAAAACTCCTTAACCGCTTTCTTATGTTTACTATTGACTTCTTTGGTATTTATTGGCTGATATTGAGAGTAGAACCCTTGGAAACATTCCCAACATAACCAAGTACCCTTGTCGACTTTTATACCGTTTGTGGTCTTGCCACATTTTGAGCATAGTTTTGTCATATTTATATATTAACTAAATTATTTATTATACTTACGAAAACTATAACTGTGACCGCCCAAACTAACACCCATAATTGACAAGCCCTTTTTGCTTTTAAATACTTTTTTTGATAATTCATAACTATATATTATTAATCAACTCCTCTAATTGCTCTCTGGTGTATCTATCTCCTTCAATTTCGCTAACTATTCTTTTTAACTCTTCAACTATCTCTTCTCTTGTCATTTTATTTTATACTTCTTGCCCGTTTTCCAGCTTCCAATGGTTGCCAGAACGCCGTCCAAGTAAATATATTATTATTTTTTAATTGACCTTTAATAAACTAATTATAAGGCTCAACTCTTAACTTGTCAAGCCCTATATATTAATTTACTTCTTAACTTCTACAAATTGTATTCCTAACTTTTCAAAAGCGATTATATCAGTTTCTTTCAATGTTATTCTTCCTGATATTCTTCTGACCACTTGCTTCAATTCCTCATCTTTAATATACATTGTTTCATTACCGTATACATTAGTTTTATAAAATTCTATTGTCATACTTTTTATTCTTGCCGTCCAGTTAAGGATTAAGGCTTATTATAATCTCATTACTTACCATTAATATACTACTTAATGGCAAGACTATGAAACTACTTTGTTATTGTGATTGTAAACAGTATTCTTGGCTCATCGCTTCCAATCTCATCTAAATGTTTATCGTGTTCGTATGCTTCTTTAAATGTCATTTGTATTTATTATCCTTGTAGTATCAAGGACTTTTTTAATTAACTTTCTTATACTCTAATCATATCACACACAAAAGCATTGTCAAGTACTTCAAATACTTATAACATAAAGAGAGTATAAATGTCAATAGTAATTAAGCTATATAAACATTGATTAAAATAGGGGTCAATTTGAGTTATCCCCAATTTACACAAAAAAGCCGTCCAAAGATAAAACTAATAAAATCAAGTAAGAAAGAGATAGATATAAAACATTAAACTATTCCATTATAATAGCTATAATTCCATTAAATAAACATAGAATAAAAACAAGTATTAAAGGAAGGCAATAGACAACAAGAAACGTAATAGATAAAAGGAAATAGAATACATTTTCGCCGTCCAAATAAAGAACTAATGATATAAGAGATACAAGGAATAGCAATAGGAAAGGAAGTAGTAGGAATACTGATCTTTTAAGAGGGTATCATTGGTTAACATTAGTGTTTACAAGCCTTTTAAAAGGCATTGATAGGTTATTAGCTATTAAGAAAATACTTGTAATAGATTGGTAATATGATGCAAACCGTGCACAAAGCCTTAATCCAGATGAGCCAACTACTATTGACAAGTAATAGACTAATGTTATAAAAGCGAGCCTCTATACGCTGTTTATAGGAAGTAGCTGACACTTAGTACATCATAAGCCTAAAACACTCTTAAAAGGCATTATAGGGCTTAGTAGTCAATAAGTGTCGCTTAACGTACATTGTGCGACTAATCATTGATATGCCCCCAGCATACTACCCTCTTGACATTACATAACATATATATTATAATATAATAATTAACATACTATAACATAACTAATATGGATTGACAATACAAGGGGGGAGGGGGAGGGGATTAGATATAGTAATAATAGTGGTATATCCCACCCATACTTATGACACTTTTAGCGTGAACCAATAGATGACCCTCTTTTTTTAAATTTTTCTCTATTTCTAGATGATATATATTAGAAAATAAGTATGCTTAATTGTCAAATAATGCTCCTTTTTTAGTCATTTTAGAGCTGTGAAGCCACGCCCCATATAAACTTGACAGTAAGTTTTTAAAACGCTATACTATATATAGAGGGGTAAAGAGACTTACTAAAGACCTGCTAGATAGGGTTTCTCTAAGGTAGTATCTAGCCTACATAACGACAACGACCGACACTACAACTAGAACAATACACAATGACTTAGCATTAACTAAGTGGGTGGTATGGCTACTAGGATAGGAGAGGGAGAAGGAGGGTAGGGGGGAGGAGAGAGAGGGTTCCCTGGAGGTAAGTGAAATGTCGCACAATATTGCAAACAATGTCGCACAATCATATTGCCTATACACGAGCGGCTTCGAGTCATTTCAATCCTATATGGATTAGCCGCTGATGTATGGTCACTAAGACAATCACTAAGAACCAAGTAAAAGCAATAAGGAAAGGTTGGGAAAGAACCTATAGTAATAAACTCAAAGGGGCGTATGGTGAGACAGACTTTGTTAAGAAGAAGATTACTATAAACAAGAAACTTCATAAAAAGAATAAAGAACCCATTATAAGCACTATTATTCACGAAGAAGAACACCGTAAGCATCCTAAGATGCACGAGAAGACCGTTCGTAAAAGAGAAAAGAAGTTAGTCAAGAAACTAAGTAAGAAAGTAAAGAGTAAGTTAAGAAATAAATATGCAAAATCTAATTAATACTAAACCATATACTACAGCTTCGTCAACCCCTGTTAAACCTTATAAGCTTCCATCTAAGGCAGAATCTGCCGCTAAGAATGGATTCAAGATAGGAGGTAGGGTAATCAAGAATGGACCCGAAGGAGGAAAGACTAATGTTTATTCTCCAGCTAAGAAGAAGATGAAGAAGGTAGCCAAGAAAGAAAAGAAAGTATCTAAAAAGAGAACTTCTAAAAAGTGCAAATAAATGAAGAAAATAACGCTAAAACAGCTAGAAGAATTTAAGAAGTGGGTATATCATTATCAAAAAGAATTTGGATTAAGTGACTGGAAAATATATGTTGATAAGTTCAAATTAAATAATGAGTTCGCTCACAATCACTATAATAATGAAGGGAGGGTATCTAATATATCTATAGCAGAAGAACTAGATGATGAAGTTGCTCAATATATTGACCCAAGAGGTTCTGCTAAGCACGAAACTATACACTTAATTCTAGCAGACTTATACGACTTAGCCAAGAGTAGGTTTACTACTCAAGAACAAATAAATATAGTAGAAGAATCAATAGTTAGAAGATTAGAAAAGTTAATAAAATAAAACTATGTCAGGTGCATCAAGACTAGCCAATGGAGAAGTGGCACAAAAAAAGAGTAAAGGAGAATCTTTTAAGAAAGACCTTTATGAAGAATTTTCTCCAGAATCATTAGTAAATGAAGGTAGCAAAGAAGATTTAAAAACAGATGTTAGAGAAGGTGAAATGCCTAAATCTAATATTGGTAAATAATATGCCATCACAAAGGAAAGACAAGAAGGGGAAGATGATATTCAACCCTAGACAATTACTTTTTATAACTCTATACTTCGACCCTAGTTCGGAGACTTTTGGTAATGCCTTACAATCAGCATTAAAGGCTGGATATTCTAAGGATTATTCAGAATGTATAACAGGTATGGAATTAGAATGGTTAGCAGAAGCTTCTAAAGATATGAACATAGTGAGCAAGGCTGAAAAGAACCTTAGTCACTTCCTAGATTTAGATGAAGATAGTGATAGTAAGTTAAGAGTTAAGAGTGAAAACACACGCTTCGCACTAGAAAGACTAAATAAGAAGAAGTATTCGTCAAAGATTGAAACAGATATTACTTCAAATGGAGAAAGAATAGAAGCAATTAATTATATAGTTCCAAAGAAACCAGAAAGTAGAGAGTAAGTAAACAAAACGCTATGATAGAATTAAAAATTTCGCCTACGTATAAGCAACATCTATGTTATGAGGCATTAAAAGACCCCAAGACAGATATAGTTTTCTTAGGAGGAGGGGCAGGTGGAGGAAAGAGTTGGGCAATTTGTGAAAGTAGATTGATTAACGCTTTAAGGTTCCCTGGTTATAAATCTTACATCGGCAGAGATGAATTGACTCGTTTAATGAGTTCAACATATGAGACTTGGTGTAAGGTATGTAACTATCACAAAGTGTATAAAGATAAGTATTGGCATCTTAATGGTCAGTATCACTATATACAGTTTGAGAACGGTTCCAGAATAGACCTTTTAGACTTAAAGTATTTACCTAGTGACCCGATGTATGAAAGATTTGGTTCAATGGAGTTTACCGATGGAGCGATTGAAGAAGCAGGAGAAGTTCATTTCCTAGCCTATGATGTATTAAAGTCAAGGGTTGGAAGACATATGAATAAAGAATTAGGTATCAAGCCTACTACTCTTATTACAGGTAACCCAAAGAAGAACTGGACATATACAGAGTTCTATAAACCATACAGAGAAGGAACCTTACCAGAAAACATTGTATTTATTCAATCCCTTTATATGGATAATGAATATACAGCTGAGGATTATGGTAAACAGTTAGCCCTAATGAAAGATAAAGCCAACAAGGAACGTCTAATGTTTGGAAACTGGGAGTATGATAGTGATTTGAATACCTTAATGGATTACGATAATATTACAGACCTATTTACCAATGTGGTAGATACAGGTCACAAGTATATTGTTTGTGATGTAGCAGGACAAGGAGTGGATTCTACAGTTATTCATTTATGGGAAGGTAAGAAACTTATTAAGAGGTTTGAATTTAAGAAATTAGATATACCAAGTGTCGCACAGAAGATTAAAGACTTGGCTTTTAGAGAGGTAGTACCTTATTCAAGAATAATAGTAGATAGTGATGGTTTAGGAGTAGGTGTAGCAGACATCTTAAAAGGATGTAAGCGTTATATAGCTAATTCAACACCATTTAAGGGAAAAGACCACATTGTAGAGCCCTTTATGAATTTAAAGGCACAATGTTCATACAAATTGGCAGACGAGGTAAATAGTCACCAAATCTCTATTGATATTCAAGATAAGCAAACACAAGATAAAATTATTGAAGAACTGGAACAGATTAAGTCTAAGGATACCGATAAGGATTCTAAGTACAAGATTGTTCCAAAGGAAGAAGTTAAAGAGATTATTGGTAGGTCACCTGATGATGGAGACTGTCTAGTAATGAGAATGTATTTCGAATATAAAGATACAGGTGGTGTCGCCCATCAGTTCAGACCCCAATTAAGAAGCAACAAAATAAACGTAAACTAAAGTGTCAATATTAACAACAAATTCTAAAGACCTATCCGAAGTTGATTTCTTAAAACCAGAGATTAACAAGAAAGGAGATGTTCTATCTGAAAAATCACTCTATCAACCTGATGGAGATGAGAAGGATATGCGTCAAGAAATATTGAGAGCGTTCACTCTTGGACACGTCAATATGTTTAAGCCTCGTAGAGAGTTTAATGACCTATCACTTATCTCAAGAAACACGATTGATAAGATGGGATTTAACACTTATCAGCCTAATGATGGAGATTCTCTTGAGGGAGACGAAATTAATGGGTGGAGAAGTAATGCAATGAAACCTATTATTAGGAATAAGATTATGTCTATTGCAGCTCACGCTACAGCTAGACTATTATTCCCTAAGGTATTTGCTTACAATCAAAATAATGATGAAGAAGTGGAAACAGCAACAGTGTTGGAATCTCTTATGGAATGGGCAGCTGACCAATCTAACTATAATAAGTTAGCATTAAATGCAGTTATAACAGCCTTATGGAGTCCAGCATCTATCGTACATACTGATTATGTAGAGACCTACAGGGAAGTTAAGAGAGAGAAAGTCAACGGTAAGTGGACGACTGAGAAAATCCTGGATGAAAATCTATCTGGATTCGTAGATGAGATTATACCCGTTGACCAATTATACATTGAGAACTTCTATGAAGAAGATATACAGAAGCAAGGGTGGTTACTTCTTAGAAAGGTAAAGGCTTATTCTCTAGCTCGTGCTCAATATGAAATAAAGTATCCAAACTTCAAGTATGTTAAACCGAACATTCAAATAGTCTACAACGATGCTAATCAGACCTTCTACGATGTATATGATACTAATATGCGTCAGTATATGGTGGAAGAAGTTACCTTCTGGAGAAAGAGTGATGACCTAAAGGTTATAATGGTTAATGGAGTTCTGTTAACAGATGCTGACAACCCAAACCCAAGGAATGACAAGATGTATCCATTTGACAAGTTCTTCTACTCAGCATTTGATGAAGGAAGATGCTTCTATGGTAAGTCCCTAGCGTTCCATATGGGTCCAGAAGCTAAGTTGGTAAATACTCTTTACCCAATGATAGTAGATGGAACTTATTTAACACTTATGCCACCAATGGCAAACATTGGAGGAGAGGAAATTAACTCAAGTGTTATTATCCCAGGAGGTGTTACAACCTTATCTGACCCGAATGCAAAACTACAACAAATAATGCCAAGTATCAACTTGACATCTGGTATGAATACACTATTCAAGGTTGAGGAATCAATCTCATCTGGAAGTGTAGAGCCTATAATGCAAGGTGCAGACCAAGGTGGAGATACTACAGCTTATCAGATTAGTCGTCAAGAACAAAATGCCGCAACTGTACTAGGATTGTTTGTAAAGATGATTGCAGGACACGTTAGAGCATTTGGTAAATTGAGACTAGGAGATATTCTACAATACTTAACCTTAGCTGAAGCTAGTGATATAACAGCAAATAGTGAACTAACATATAAAACATTCTTCTTACACGACAAGATGTCTGGAGGAAAGAATAGAACTAGAAAGATTAAGTTCGATATGAATATGCCAGAGGGAGTAATACCTCCCGAAGAAATGATGTCACAATCATACGATATTCTAAAGGAACAAGGAGGACCTTCTTCAAAGACTGAACTATTTAAAGTTAATCCATCACTTATAAGGAAAATTAAATATACAGCGACAATTAGTCCAGATATACTTAACCCAATGAGTGAAGAAATGGAGAAAGCATTTAAATTAGAGGAGTATGATAGAGCGATTATGAATCCTTTATTAGACCAAGAAGAAGTAACAAAGGAGTTCTTATTAGGTGCATATCCACAATCTAAAAAGAACCCAGACAAGTATTTTAATAAGAACGCTATAAAAAATCAGGGTCCGATTCAAGGTAGGCAATCAGGTAAAAGTCCTGTAGAGGCTTTATCAGAGGCATTACCGCAATCAGCCCCAACAACAACGCTATGATGTTTGAAATATTAATAACAATCTGGTTAATACTAATTTCTATCTCTTGTTATATGTCTATGGGACAAAGAGAAATGGTAGAAACTAATAATATTTTAGTTAAAGACCTTGAAGAAACAATTTGTGATTTAAGGATTGGGCAAAGACTCAATGGAATAGAAAGAACAGTAGAGCATATTGCAGAAGCACAAATGGCTATTGTTAATTATCTAGATATACATTTTAAAAGTGAAATAGATAAAATTGGTGGATTTACAAATAAAACCAATAGAGAAGGAATGTTAATAGCAGTAAGAAATAATTTTAATAAGAAAAAATAACGCTATGATAGTAAGACAAATCGTTCAACCACAATGGGTAGCAATACCTAGAGAAATAAGGACTAGGATGAGAAACATATTCTCTATTCCTATGACAGGTGGAAGTATAGTTGAGAATGATATAGTAATAAGTGATGGTACAACAAACGCAGACCTATCAGTTATTACACAAGAGAAGTTAGAGGAGTTTACAAAGGCAACAGGAGATTTCTATGAGTTGGTGGATAAGACCATAGAAACTATTAAAGGTGAATTGGATAAGATAATTGAAGTTAATCCAGTTGAACCACTTAAACCAGTTGATAAGAAACTTATTAAAGCAGTATGTGGAGTAATAGACTTATATATTGAAGAAGATAAAGTTCCTATGTTAAAAGAATATACAATAACAATAAACGCAAATGACAAAACCAAAAAGAGTCCAAAAAAGTAAACAAGATATAGTTAATGAATTGGCAACTAAGGAACATATGGATAGAATGATTCCATTCATTAACGAACAGTACCTTCCCTTACTAGCTGAAGTAACCGAGAATCTAAAAGATACAAGATTGGTTACCGAAGCATTAACAGCTTCTATTAACAGAGCATTTGAATCTAAGGCAGCCAGTGTAAAGGTAAGCGAATTGGGTTTAAGTGAAATGTTGAATGATAAGTTTGAAGGTGTTGAAAAGTATAGAAAGATGTTAGATGTCTTAAAAGACCAGACTGTAATAGATGCTATGAAGGTTCTACAAGGAACATTCGCAGAAGTTGACAAGAAGATGATGGATGAATGGGAAGCCAAGTCATTAAAAGATTTCTTAAATACAAAGTAGTATGGAAGATGAAAGAAACTTCTTAGTAAGAAGGAATAATGAAATAATTGGATACGCACAAACCCAAGAAGATGCCGACCAGATGATAGAATCACTAAGGTCATCATTGGATACACCATTGTCAATAGATGATGAGGTAGAAGTGTTACCACTTAAATAAAATTATGATAAACGCAATCAAAAGGTGGATAGAGAATTGGTTAGTTAAGAAGTTACCAGAGGTAGATTATGAAAGTGTCATAACCTCCAACAAGAATGGTCAAGTCTTCTTAAATGGTCAACCAATAGGTGAAAGAGAATTAATGTCTCTTAAAGAGGAAGTTAAGTTCATAGAACAAACAGTTGTATGGAGAATACTTACCAACACTTTATATGACCAAGCTAAACAAGTAATGTTTGAGAAAAGTACCTGTTTTGAAGATATGAGAACAGGAAAGGCTATGTTGAGGAATATAGAAATTCAAACAAAGATAATGGAGTTAATAAAACAATTTTATTATCCAGAAAAAAAGACAGTAGAACCTTTAAAAGTTAGTATAGTAGAAGAATAATAATTTGGGTGGTTAGATTCCAGGTATAGGTTGACAATTTTAGCGTTTATTGTTTGATTCTATATCTGGACTCTAGCCACTCAGCTAAGAGGGAACGGACTCATTAAACCCGTTTTAAAATAAATGGAAGAAAAAGAATTGGAGTTAAATGCTCAACCTGCTCCAGTTGAGGAAGAATCAGTTGAAGAAGAAAGTCAAGTTGCTGATATTGACTACGATAGTGAGTTGAAAGACTTGGTTGCCAAAAATGCAATCCTTGAAAATGAAAGAGATAACTATAAAAAGGGACTCTTGATTGCTAAAGGAAAGATTGAAGACGACACAGTTGATAGAGATACAAAGTTGTTTGAAGAAATGAAAGCACTAAGAGAGCAAATTGCTACCTTAGCCACTACATCAATTAAACCTACAGTTGAAACTGTCTTAGACTCCTTGACTTCTAACGCAGGTGAGAAGAATCTTATTAAGTGGTACTATGATAATAAAATTATTAAAAGTGGTACATCTAATAGTGATATTCAAGCTGACCTAGAAGATGCTATGGCGATGGCTAACAAGAAAAAGATTCTCAAACAAAATGAGGAACTTAAAATAGCAGCTAAAAATAAATCACAAATCTCAAATATGCCTGATAGTTCTGGTGGAGACGAGGTGGAAGTAAAAACATCCAAGTGGACAAAAGAACAGATTGCAGATTTAAAGAAACGTGGTTTAGACCCAGACAAAGTTTGGGAAAATTATAAAAAGAAGTTAGTTAATTAAACGCAATTAACAAAATGTTAGGAGATATACAAATTTATGACGAGGGTGCCTTCGGATACCCTGGTGATGACATTGCTGTAGTAGCTTCAGGAACAGTTGCCTCAAAAATTAAGGCAGGTGAACCTCTATATATTGCAGTTAACGGTGGCAACGTAGCCACAGCTTTAGCCACAAACTTACCTAGTTCTGCAAATGCAGCTAGTAACATTTCTGGTATTGCTTCAAGCACTTCAACCGATACAGTAGCAGCCGCAGGAACAGTTAGATACACAAAATTGTCACCTATAGTTAGTTACTTAATTTCACCTAAGGTAGCAGCCACATTCGACACACAAGCTAAGTATGATGCTTTAGTAGATTCTTTCGTTCTATTAGACTTAACTGGCACAGCCGCTCTTGGCACAGCCACTTACACAATCTTAGCCGCACACAATGCAGCATATGGTTGCGTAATTGAACCATTGGACATCGCAAGATTCCCTGGTAAAGTTAGATTCTCTATTAGGAACGCTGCTACATCAAAGGGATGGGCAACAGGTATTAGCTAGTTATTAGCTATTAGTTAAACGCTAATAATTAAAATAATATAATATAATATGTTTTCAGAATCTCAAAATTTCGCTATCGTCCAGACGGAGCTTGATAGCGTGTTCTTCCAAAATTTCGATTATGATGCAACATTCCCTGGTATCGCTACTGCTAATACAGTTGCTTTATTCAGAGTAGTCAACACTGACCACGCTGCATATATCGAAGAAATCTACAAAGGTTCAGGATTGTTCCCAAAGATTGGTGAAACAACTACTGTTCCTACAACTACTCCAAGAGTAGCAAACAAATTAACAACTTACATTTCAGACTTCGCAAACAGTATTGAAATCTCTAAGAATTTGTTTGACGACGATATGCAATCTGTATGGTCTAAGACTGTTGCTGACTTTGCTATCAAAGCAAGAATCACACAGGATGACAACGCATTTGCATTGTTCAGAAATGCTTTCACTACAACTTTAACAGCTGATGGTGCTGCATTTATTAGCTCTCACACTCTATTGAACGGACAGACACAAACTAACCTAGCTACAGGTGCTTTAACAGAGGCAACTCTTTACAACGCCCAAGTTATGTTGAGACAACAGAAAGATGAGGCTGGTGTAATTATGGGTAACGTTGGTACTATTCTATTAGTTCCTTCTAAGTTATTCAAACAAGCTATCCAAATCACAGAGTCTGCTTTAATTAGTGGTTCTGGTAACAACGACATCAACGTTTACAGAAGTGCATACGGAATTACCGTATACTCATCTCCTTACTTAGATGCTGTTGCAGGAGGTAGTGATACTGCTTGGTTCTTGTTAGCAAGAAACCACGCTGTAACTCGTTTAGTAAGACAGGGAATCCAGACTGCTCTAAGAGACTGGTCAATGTCTAACAACAGAACTTACTTATACCAAGCTAACTTCAGAGAAACTGTATACGTAGCAAACTATATTGCAGCTGTCGGAAGTTTAGGACAGTAGTTCTTAGTTATATAGGTTATGGGACTGACCCTTAAAAGTCCCAAAGATAAAATAACAAAAACAAAATGGCTTTAACAAATTATTCAAACGGTTTATCCTCTTTCGGAATCCCAGTGATTGGGGGAGGTATTCCAGCTCAAACAGGCAGATACATTTTCGTAGATGCTGTAACGGGTGTAGATGGTAATGATGGTAGTTCACCTGAATAAGCTGTTAAAACTTTCGCACAAGCTTACTCAATGGTAACAACAAATAAAAATGATGTTATCGTTCTAGCAGCTACTTCTACTTCTTACGCTTTAACAGAAATGGCTGACTTATCAAAGTCAAGATTCCACGTTGTAGGTTTAGGAACACAGGGTGGTATGATTGGACAGAGAGTAAAACTTTCAATGGGAGTTACAACTGCAACTACTGATGTTGCTGCTGTAAAGGTAACTGGAATTGGTTGTTCTTTCTCTAACATTAAGATTATTAGTAACAATACTCTAGCACAGAATGTTTCTGCATTATATGCTGGTGGTGAAGCTAATGTTTACAACAATGTTAGTGTAGAAAATCTAACACAATTAGACCAGACTACTTCTTACGATGTAATTTTCGCTTCTGACTCTTGTACTTTTAACAACTGTAGATTTGGAACAACAACAGCTCAAAGAACTGTTGCAAGACACACATCTTTAATGGGTGTTGATGCTTCTAATCCAGTTAAAGATAACTACTTTAATGACTGTACTTGGTGTTCTAACTCAACACAAGTTACATCAGTTCAAATAAAAGCTGGTACAGGTGACTGTATTAACTTCTCTAATCACTTTAGAGGAACAATATTTGACAACGTAGTTAATGCTGGTGCTGGTAGTGTTGCTCCAACAGTTGTAGTTGCTACAAATACTTCAATCACAGGTAAGTTAATGTTTGATGCTAATACCTTCGTTGGTGTTGGTTCAAAGATTGCTGCTTCTACATTGAACGTAGGTGTATGGTCAACTGCTACTTCTACTCCAACAGCCGCTACTTCTGGTGTTGCTGTATTAGCTGCCTAGTTTACAATTTAATATTTTCATATGGGGAACGCTTGAAACACAGCGTTTCCAAATGAGAATAATTATAAATAATAAAAATATATGCAAATAAATCCTGCACAATACACATACATTACGACTAATACAACTACACAAGTTGCTACTGATCCTTGTATTTTAGAAGCTATTGTAGTTAATACAACTGCTGCTGGAACAATAGGTATTATTGATGGTACAACTGGAACAACAGTTAATGTTGGTTCTATTGTTGCTTCAATTACTCCTGGTAGATATGAATATGGTATCGCAATGGGAGCTGGTATCAGAATTGTAACTGCTGCTGCTTCTGACATTACTATAATTTGGTCAAGATAATATGGATGCTAAAAAGCTTCTTAAAAGAAAGTTATTCAATCTTAATCCTCAATTAGCTCAATATGAGGAGGCTTTAAGTTTACAAGAAAAACTTGATAAACATTTAATTAGGGTAGATGGAGTTGAAAAACTAAAAGGTGATAAGGGAGAAACAGGAGAACCTGGATATACACCTATTAAAGGAAAAGACTATTTTACTTCTCAAGAAGTAGATACAATAGTTTCACGAGCCAAACCAGTTAAAGGTGTTGATTACTTCACTAATGATGAAGCACATACTCTAATACAAATGGCTACTCCTGTCAAGGGGGTAGATTATAAAGATGGAGAGAAAGGAGACCAAGGAATACCAGGTATGCCAGGTAAACCAGGAGAAGATGGACAAAATGCTGAACCAGAAACACCAGAATCTATTGCCACTAAGTTAAATACCTTAGAAGATGTTTTAGATTTAAAAGTTTTGAAAGGTGGAGTTAAATCTCTTTCTAAACAAATAAACTACAACGATATTCAGGGAAAGCCAAATATGGCTGATTTAAGATGGCACGGTGGTGGATTATCTAAAGCAACTACAGACGGAGTAACCATAACTGGAGATGGAACACCTGGCAATCCTTTAGTGGGAGTTGCTGGTGGTGTTACTAAATTTACAGAATTAACCGATGTTCCTAATAGTTATGCAAGTGCAGCAGGAAAAGGAGTAAGAGTTAATGGAAGTGCAACTGGATTAGAGTTTTATACAACTACCGATTCTGATGAAAAAGTAAAGTATGATGCTGCTGATACTTCTGCTGGTTATCTTGGTGCTAAGACAGTAGCTGGAACTGGTATTACTCTTTCAGAGGGTACTGGTGGAGATGCTGATAAATTAGTTATTACAAATACTAATCCAACTCCATATTCATTACCAACTGCTAGTGCTTCTGTTTTAGGAGGAATTAAAGTTGGAACTAGATTATCTATTAATGGTTCAGGAGTATTAAGTGCTGATGCAACTGACCTTTCTGCTTACTCAACAAAAACACAAGCTGATTTGCTTTACTTGGGAATAGGAGCTAAGGCTGCCGATTCAGATTTATTAGATGGACATGATACAGCATATTTTCAAGTAGCAGGCTCTTATTTAACTGATGCTCCTTCTGATGGAAATACTTATGGAAGAAAAAATGGTGCTTGGAGTGCTGTTACTGCTGGAGGTGGAGATATGGTTTTGAATGCTTCTCAATCTGTTACAGGATTAAAAACATTTGATAAAGACATGTTAGCGATGAAGGGTACAAGTACTGGAGTTAATACTATTTCAGTTGCTAATACTTCTGCTACATCTTACACAAACATATTACCAGCAAGAGATTTCACTTTTGACAATATTACAACTGGAACTACTACTAACGGAACAGGCTTTTTAAAAGGAAATGGAACTGTTATTAGTTTTGATAATTCAACTTACTTAACATCAGTAGGAACAGGAGTTGCTAATGAACTTACTTACTGGAGTGGAACTAATACACTTGGTTCTCTCGCAACAGCAACTTACCCATCATTAACAGAATTAAGTTATGTTAAGGGAGTTACTTCTGGTATTCAAGCACAACTTAATGCAAAAGGAACAGGTAATGGTGATATGTTATTAGGAATAGCACAAAGTGTAACTGAAACTAAAACATTCACTAAGGATAAACTACTTGTAAAAGGAACTTCTACTGGAACTACAAACTTAACTACAGCAAATACTTCTGCAACTTCATATACTGCTACCTTCCCAGCCAAAGACGGAACAGTAGCAATGACATCTGATATTGTTTCTCAAGTAGAAGATTCTATTACAGATGGACACACAACTATTGCTCCTAGTGGAAACTCCGTTTATGACGCATTACTTTTGAAAGCGAGTCTAGTAGCGAATACATTCACTGGTCTTCAAACATTAGCAACAGGTACCACAACTTTAGCTCCATTAAAATTTGTTGCAGGAACTAATCTAACAACTGCAGTCGCTGGAACAATAGAGTTTGATGGAACTGATTTATTTATTAGTATATAATATATATGCCAACAGGAATTTATAACCATATTAATAACCATACGAATAAAGGAAAACCTTCTTGGAATGCAGGTATTAAAACTGGTTTTAATTCAAAACATTCTGAAATAATGAAGCAAAAATATTCAAGTGGTGAAATTACTGTATGGAATAAGAATAAAAAAACAGGATTAGTTCCTAAGAGTGCCTTCAAGAAAGGGCAGATGGCTGGAGAAAAACATTTTAATTGGAAAGGCGGAGTATCAAGATTACCCTATTCAATAGATTGGACTATAACTCTTAAGAGGTCTATTAGAGAAAGAGATAAATATATGTGTAGAATATGTGGAGAACCACAGGGAGATATATCATTAGATGTTCATCACATAGATTACAATAAAGAAAATTGTAACCCTGATAATTTAGTAACTCTTTGTAAAAGTTGTCATACTAAAACAAACTTTAATAGAGATTCTTGGAAAGAATATTTTAATAAATTATTAAATAATAAATAATATGGCAACAAGATATAAAATATTAACGGAGGCAAATATAGCCACCAACTCAACCCTTGCATTGAAAGCACCATTAACATCACCAGCATTAGTAACCCCTAATCTTGGCACACCTTCGGCAGGAACATTAACATCTTGTACTGGACTACCAGCAGCAGGAGTAGTTGGAACAGCAGCAGTTTTGGGTGGTAATACTTTTACAGGCAAAAACGTAACAGCAGGTTCTAGCGAAGTTGGTAAAACTTACGCACCCGCTACTGGTAATCAAACAGTTGCTTTAGATGGAGCATTAAATAACGTTCATCTTGTAAACTGCCACGCAAATGGTTCAGCTCTTACATTTACAGTAGCAAATATTACTAATTCACAAGCATTTATTGTAATTATAAAACAAGGTGCTTCTACTGCTTCAACGATAACTGCGTGGTTTAATACGGTTTCTTGGTGTGGAGGAACAGCTCCTACTCTTTCAACTGGATTGGGAAAAACTGACACATTTGGTTTTATTCGTAGCGGGGCAGATACTTATACAGGTTACGTTGTGGGACAAAATGCTTAATATGAACATCAAACAATACCTACAATCTAAATGGGACTTCAAAAAGACCACAGAGCAGAATGTGATAACTTTTAATAATGGAAAA